GATGGTTATCCTGAGTTCAATGGTGTAAAACTTGTTGAACATTTCAATTCTTATGAGAAAGCAGCAGAATTGATTGATTTGGGGGACATTTCTTGCCTCTGGACTAATGCAGGTTGGGGCAATGAAACTCTACCTGAAGTCGGTCCTCTTCCCTATTCTGCCCGTGGTGAAGATTGCCCTCCCCGTCTTGATGCAGACCTCTGTGAGTTTCTTCTTCCCGATAACAGTGAAGAATACGCATATGTCTTCCGTAGTGGTAAATGGGTGTGCTATAATATGCACCAGTTTGATAATTCCAAACTTCCCGAAGTTGTTTCTATTCCTGAAGGAGCAGTTGCAGTATGATCACTACAATTATGGCAGGATTTGCCTTTGGTTATTGCATCGCAGACATTATTCTCACTCGTCGTGCAAATAAACGTTTGAGTGAAGATCTCAAACGAATTATTGATGGTGAACTGAACAAATGATTGAACTCCTTGCAAGTTCTTTGATTGCTACAAGTAACCGTTCTGAAGAGATTAACAAGTTCTGTGCCTATGTTGTTGGTATTCCCTATGCTTCTGACAACTTCACAGATAAAGAATGGGAACGTTTTGTTTACTGCCGAGAGCATTTGAAATGAAAACCAAATACATTGCTGCTGGATTGATTGGGTTCTCTGTAATTATTGCCTGGAACATATTCTGTATTCAACGTGATGATGCTATGTTCAAAGCACATTATCGTCAACAAGCAATTCAAAATCTTACACATCAAAAATGATAGAGTTTCTCATCATTTCAGCAGCATTTGCTTGGTTCTTCTTTGTTCTATTTTCCAAACACTTTGATTACCTGAATAAAAAATGATTCCCGATAGCATCAAAAAACTGATTCAACAAGCAGAACAAAGCAAAGAAGCAGAAGAGTTCTGGCAAGAAGTCAATGAACTTGCTGAGAAATATGAAGTCACTTGCGACTACATCTTGGCAGAGTTTTATTGACAATCGTATCATTTCACACTAAACTTGAGGAGTAACTTACAAAAACAAATGGCACAAAAGTATTTTTATGTTCTTGATTACTTCGTTCCAGTTTTTCAATCGGAGTATGGTGGTTTGCTTAATGTAATCGCAGAAAATGATGATGAATGTTTTGATTTGGTTGTTGAATGGGACAACGAAACTTGGACAGAGCATTATAGCAAACTTCGTGAGAATGTAATTAAAGCACCACGATTTGCTCTTGCCGAAAATGTAGAATCAAGTGTAGTTGAGGCATTTACGACGTGACACAAAACATAGAACACTCTAACAGAATGATTAACGAACTTAAGTTTCAATATCAAGGACGCATCACTGAATTGCAACAAAAGATTACAGAACAACAGCAAGAGATTCTACAACTACAAGAACAGATTAAACTGCTCTCATACGTCAAAGATTACGATTGCTGATGAAACTTTCAGTTGATTTGATTCCACAATTTACTCACAAACCACCCAAAGATTATGCCTATCAAGTTGAAGAGTTCAAACGTGGTGTCTTTTCTATTTGGTTGTATTGCCATCGCAAGTTTGATTACAATCTGGGCAAATCTACCAGAACCATCTGGGGGTTCTACAACTATAAAGAATGCAAGTTCTATAGTCCTGTAAATAGTTCTACAGTTGGTAAAGTTGTGAACTTCAAGAATACCACAAAATACACAGCAATTCCTCTTAAAGAATCACCACTGGACAAGTTCTTTGTATGAAACCATCCTTTGCCGAAGGCATCATCGTTCAATACAGAGATTGGGTTGGTGAAGTTCGTTTTGTCTGCGATGAATACATCTCAGTTTGTGTTCGTGTGGGGAACAATCGGGTGAATGATGTTTGTGTCTTGGTGCATAGGAATGATTGGAATCAAGTCAAATTACTCAAAGAATCGGGTAAATGAAACACAAAAGTCTCTGGAGATTGATTGCAAAATCTCTGGGAGAAAAAGCAGGTAAAAACAATCAAGAGGCAGATAAGATTGCTCTTATTCGTCTTTTGATGTTTTTGTCTATTTTAATTACCAACTGTTTTATTGTTTATGGTGTACTAAGAACTCATCATTTCCCGACTGATACACATAAGCAAACTCAATGTAAAATAAATACCTAAAAGTATTTGTAAAGATGAAGACTTTTCAGCAATTTAATGAAGACATTGAATCCCGCAGACAAGAGTTGCGTCAGAGACAACTTGATTTAATGGCAAAGCAAAAACAAAAAGTTGCTGACTACCAATCTGCACAAAGAGAAAACCAAGCAGCAGCACAAGAAAGAGAAGCATTAAAAAAAGAAATAAAGAGAGAACTACAAGCAGAGCAACATCCTAAAATGCAACCAAATGAGTATAACAAACAGGTTGCCAGAGCATCTGCCCGTTGGAAAGGTATGCAAATCCGTCAAGCACACGGAGAAATGGAACACGAAGCAGGTGCAGAGGTATCAGCAAAAAGAGCAAGATTAAAGTCAATTATGTCTCGTTGAGTGGACACCTGAATAACTGGCACACAACACCACAAAAGCACCACGATCTTCTGTATATTACTTTTGTTCACTTGAGGAACCTTTATGGATTGGTTTGATGACATTCAAGTTGAAGAACTGAATGATTTTGACTTCAAAGAATCTTATCAAGACGAACTCTTTGAAGAAAATACAAATGATGACAAAACTTTCAACACTTTTCTCAATTCCAAATACGATTTTTGATTATGTCTCCTGAAACTCTTAATTTTAATGGTGATGCTGTCACTTTTCTGGGATTGATTGGTGTTGCATCAACTTTCCTGATTATTGTTACTGCATTTCGTAGATTCTTCAATTCACCTTACAACATTCGGGTGACACCTAAAGTGACTCAAGAAACCACACAAGAAACTCTCAATGAAACCCTCTGAAATCCTGATTCAACTTCAAGAACTTCAAAAAGAATGGAGAGTCAATGACTTTAATCTTTCTGAAGGACAACAAGTAACTTACAACCGACTTCTTGAACTTCGTCGGGAACGTGTAACTCAACTCTACAAAGAGAACCGAGTTTGTAAAGTTTCTAAGACTGCAATGGACAAACTCAAAGAAGAAGAGGACACCTGATAAACTGTCACAGAGGAACCCATAAGGTTCCTCTTTTGACTTTATGATGACTTTGTTGACATTCAAACAATGACTCAAAACCTTCATCTTGAGCACCCTGAAGATTCTATCCTGACTGGTGACTTGAGTGTTTTGAATTGGTTCACTGCTGATTCTAATGTCAGTGTGAAAATTGATGGTGCTCCTGCACTTGTCTGGGGCACAAATCCTCAGAATGGTAAGTTTTTTGTCTGCACGAAAGCAGCATTTAATAAGCAAAAGATTCGTCTTTGCTACAATCAAGATGACATCTTTACTCACTTTGGACATCAACCAAAGGTAGCACAGATTCTCATTTATTGTCTTGATTTTCTGCCTCGCACTAAAGCAGTGATTCAGGGTGACTGGATTGGTTTTGGGAGTGGAGCAGATACATTCACTCCTAACACAATCACCTATAAGTTCTCTTCAACAGTTTGTCAGGATATTATCATTGCACCTCACACAATCTATAGTGGTGCAGATGATATTCGTGAGATGACTGCTGCTCCTTTGTTGAAGAAACTGAACAGCACTCAAAATTGTCTGTTTGTTCAACCAATCGCAACAATTTGTCCTTATCGTGATGATATTGAAGAGTTTTGTGGATTTGCCCGTCAAATGAGCACACTTTGCACCTTTGTGAGTGACAAACAAGCAAAAGAACTCAAAAAAATCATCAATTCTTACATTCGTGAGGGTAAAGAGGTTGACGAACACGAAATCGCAGAAAATTATGATGTTGACATCAACCTGCTGCGATTGTGGAAGTTGATTGAATCTATCAAGATGGATATGTTCTTTTACATTGAATCTGATGATAACATCACTTGCAAAATTGATGGTAAAGATTCAGAGCACGAAGGATTTGTAATACACAATCAGTTTGGAAGTTACAAAATCGTGAATCGTAATGAGTTTAGTAAAATGAACTTTACACTTGCAAAGCACTGGTGACTCATATGACCCCCGAACAAAGATTTCAACAACTGTTTGAAGAAATGTATCAACTTTGTGAAGAACAAGGTTGGGGAGATCCTTTCAGTTATGCTCGTTCCCGTGAGATACATCTTGCTAGTATTCTTGGACATCAAGTAGCAGAAACTTATTCGGGTGCTGATGCTGTGGATCAAGATGGTGAATGTGAGTATAAATCAACTATTGCTAAATCTATCAATGGGACTTATAATGGTATCAGTGTCCAAAATACCTGGGAAGAGCAAGAACGTTATCTGATTGAGGAGAAACTTGGTAAGTATTCCAATCACTATATTGCCCGATATGATGGTGGCAAAGTCGTTGAAGTGTGGAAACTGACTGGTGATGATGTTCTGATGATTCTGCTTCCTAAACTTAAGAAAGATTGGGAACGTAAGATTCACGGTAAGCACAAAGATCCTCGTCTCTCTGGTAATCTGACCCGCAAAGAAATCTATCAATACGGAACTCAAATTGTATGACTCTTGACAGTGGCAAACTGATGTATTCGGAGGGTAACAACGACGAATGTTATACTCCAAAATACGGTGTTACTCCCATTCTGAAATACATTCCCAAAGATGTAATCGTCTGGTGCCCATTTGATACTCCAAATAGTGAGTTTGTCAAGCAGATTGGTGAGCAGAATGATGTAGTCTACTCCCACATCCGTTATGGTCAAGATTTCTTTGATTTTGAACCACTCAAATGGGATGTAATTGTATCCAATCCACCATTCACAAACAAACGTAAGTTCTTTGAGAGAGCATTATCATTTGGCAAACCATTTGCACTGATTATGACTAACACTTGGTTGAATGATAGTGCTCCGAAACAATTATTCAAGGACAAGGATCTTCAACTGTTGATGTTTGACAAACGGATGAAGTTTCACAGTCCTGATGGTAGACCAAACGACAAGATTACGTTCAGTTCTAGTTACTATTGTTGGAACTTTCTACCAAAGCAAATCATTATGGAAGAACTTATCATCCCAAAGAGTAACTCACAAGCAAAACTTCCGATTGATTGAATACTATAAATACCTAAAAAGTATTTGTAGCAATGGCAAAGGACAAAACAGAAGTAGGAATCACTGGTAAACCCATTCCTAAACCAAGAACCGCAAAACAACAATACGAATTAGAGAAGAAGAGAAGACAAGAAAAGCATCTTGGTAAGAATGTTGGTGGTGTTCAATATAAATCAGACGTTACTCCATACTACAATCCAAGAGCAAGAACATTTGAGGAGTTTGTAGGTATTTGTGAGAAAGTTGTGTATGGTGGTGAAAAGAAAGCACCAGAAGATACCAGAATGACTGTAACTGCATCAGATAAAAAAGCAAATACAAAGGCGTGGCAAAATTATCAGGCAGGACACAAAGGATATAAAGCAGCAGCACATTTAACAAAAGAAGAAACTGACACACAAGCACCACCAACACCAGAAGAGAAAAGAAAAATCAAAAAGATGCAGCAACTTGCACGATTAAAGCAAATGGCAAGTGCAAAAAGGTATCAATCTGATGTTGCAAGAGAAGAATATGAAGTTGATGAAGCAGCAAGAAATCCAAGTGATGTTAAGTTAGCAAGAACTGGTTTTCTATCAAGATTTGCGAATCAACTTGAGAAAGATATAGAGGATGCAACTCAAGGTAAAAAGAAACCAGCAACTAAATCTGCATCAAGAAAAGTCACAAAACAAAAATACGAAGTTAAGTAGTGACACTTTAGAAACTGGCACAGCATCCTGGCACAACCACCAGGATGCTTTATTGTATCTGTGTTGAGTCAAATAGCACTCAATGATTTGTGGAATCTTGGTTCTCCTAGCATATTCTCTGGGAGCACTGCAAATTATTATTCTTCATCATTTTCCCAAAAACAAATGACAATCTCTCCTGAGAAAAAAGAAGCACTCTATGGCATCGGTAAAGTGATTGGTGCAATTATTGCAGAGGCAATTCTTTCAGGTGTCCTCTATGTTATTCTTGCACTTATGATTGGTATTTCTGTTACTTATCTGCAAGTGTTTGGTGTTCTTCTGTTGATTAGACTTTTGGTAAGTCTTGCAAAAATGTCTTGAAAGGTGACACTTCTCTAAGTGTCCACAGTGGCACCTGTGTGCCCCCACAATGCCCTTATACTATCTTTGTTGAGTCAAACCACACAACATCAATGATTTCCTTTCCAACACGTCAGCATCACATTGCAGAACTCTATGATGCCTGCAAATTGATTGTTGACACTTACAGAGAATCTGATGTCTTCAATGTTTATTCTAATGAAGGACTTGAAGATCACATTAACTTTGCTGCCACTGCTCGTGAAATTATGGGACTGATTGCTGAGGGAGACATCAAATGAAATACGTTGTTCAACTCTATGTTGGTGGTAAAACCTTCAACGAAGAAGTGCAGGCAATCAGTCCTAAAGATGCACGAGAGACTGCACTTGCAAGAAATCCTAAAGCAAAAATTGTTGCCGTAAATGTGAGTTTCAAATGACTTACGAACAAGAAATTAAAGACCTGACAGTAACACGTTCTCTGCGTCTGCTGCGTGATGGTTTCAAATCAGAGTTTGCTTCATTTGCTTATGCTGATAGTAGAATGACCGAACTTCTGCAAGAACTTGCAAGTGAGTTCGTTGATGCAAACATTCCTGTGGTTGATGAAGAAAATCAGGTAGAACTTGCACTGATGCTGTTAGAATCTCTGGATGTGATTGCACGATGACTGACATCACAAAACTTGAGAATTGTCCCGAATGTGGTGCTAACTGGTTTGATCTTCCCATTCCAGAAGAATACTGGGAAAATCATTCTTCACCCTATTTCTATAGTCGTGTGATAGGAGTTGAGTTGCTTGGTGAAGACAGAATTGATCACTGGTTGTGCCCTGATTGTAAACATCAATTTCCAAGAGGTATGGGATGACATACTCTAATCTCTCAAAGATTAAAACAAAGTTCAGAACTTCTGGTAACATCTCACAACCACGAAGAAAGGCAGGATCATCACTCAATGACTTAGGTGGGAATGGTAACATTGGCATCAAACAAGATGAATACCTAAGTCGTCTTTATTATGCTTTTGATAATACCACAGACACTAAACTTCGTCAGTTTCTTTATCAGGAAATCAAAAAGATTCACATTCAAAGAGGAACTTGGTGACAGTTAAGAAACTGGCACACTGAATCTCCACTGGCACCAATTTCCTGTATTCTATAGAAGTTCAAGGGATTTCACTCCAATGACAACCACTTTTGCTGATTATTCTGCACAACAGGAAGCACGCAAGAACATTGAACTTGCTGTTCTGGGGCACACTTATTCTCTGTGTGAAGCACTGCGGCAGAACTTTATTGAGTATTCTATTCGTCAACATCAACGTGCAGTTGATAATGATGGCATTGTAGATGTTAATTATGTTCCCTATCATCAGGAACAGATTGAGAAACTCAAGCAAGGTATTTGTGGTTATGAGTTCTATCCTGAAACTGGTAGAAAGTATCATAAAGTGATTATGAACGCAAATGGTTCTCGTTCTGTTCATTGCTTCATTGATAAAAAGACTGGACAAGTGTATAAATCCGCATCCTGGAAAGCACCTGCCAAAGGTGTTCGTTATGATTTGCGAATCATTGAACAACGTGAATGGTTGTTTGAAAATGCTGACTGGGCAGGTGGTTATCTTTACGCAAAATGACATCAACTGATAAACTCATCTTTGTATCATCATTCTGCATCTTTATGAACTGGGGATGCAGAATCACTCAACTTTTTCTCAATCATTTGTTATGAGCAGCATTTATCATTCTGGATACGGTTACAGCAAACTTGTCTGTGAAGATGTAACTCAATGGTTTCTCAATAAGTTTCTGCCACGTCATAAAGTTGATGTGGAGATTCTACATCGTGGATTGCGTCGTGAAAGAGTTTATGGATATTGTGATTTTCTGGATGAAGCAAAACGTCCTCGTCACTTTTTGATTGAACTGACAACTTATATGGACAAAGAGTTGTATATTAAAACTCTTTTGCACGAATTGGTTCATCTTCGTCAATGGGTAACTGGTTCACTGCAGGTTCGTTACGGAAAAATGTGTTATTGTAAAGAACCAGTGGAAAAGTATGAGTATGAGTATCAACCACACGAAATTGAAGCACGAAATGATGAAGAAGAATTGTATGATGAATACATTGAAGAGAAATATGGCATCGTAAATGTAAATGATTCAATCTGTTTGAGTGTTTCACGGCATTTGCTGTGACACTTGAATAAGTGGCACAAGGTATGAGCATTGCCACCAAAAACCTGTATTCTTAAAGAGTCAAAGGAACACAACCAATGAGACACTCACCAGACACCCGAATTGATGTCAAATGTTATGCTGCTCCTTGGGAGAATACTACCACTGACATTGATCGTGCCATTGATTTGGCATACAGTTTGAGTGAAGAATACCAGTGTGATGTTGACTTGCGTTACAACTCAACTGGTATCATTTTCCAAACCGTTTCTAACTACTGAT